TGAAACCAATAGTCTGACTCAGTAGCTTTAATACCAGAAGGTTTACCATAGCTTTGATATTCAATAGCTATGTTCCCTGTCTTCATCCACATACCACGTTCTGATTTAACTTCTATCTTTTTATCTTGTAACATTGCTGCTACTTTATCTTCTCTAACTGTACCGTACTGTAAGTCTAGGTCAAATTTCTTTCTGTTTTCTTTAGTGGGTTTCATGTGATAACTCCTTATAAAAATTGCCCACTTTTAAAATTTGAGTAGGGGTTGCACTACATTTAATTGAATTTGCTAACATAGATACAATTACAATATTTTCTTTTACATAACCTTTTGAGGGAACAATTCTGTCTAGTGATGGAGAAGTTTCCCAGTTGTTCTTTATATCTTTCTTATTAATCTCAAATTTAAAACCAAATACAGGACAGTGCGTTGTAATTATTTTTCTTAAATCTTTTACTTTTAAATTAAAAGGTAAGTGAAACTGCCTTGCTCTTTTTCTTGCTGCTTGTAATAAATCATTTAAGTGTTGAGGAGAGCCTACTGTTTTAGCCTTTCTCCAATTAATTTTTTTTGAATTAGCACACGCTATGAAACAAGTATTACATTTATAAATTGTGTTTTTATAATTTGAGACATAACAATTTCCTATGTCTGAGCCTACTTCTTTGATAGTTAAATCAGTAAAACAAACGGTGCATTTTTTAATTGTATTGCCTTTATTAATGAGTTTCACTCCAATTATCTCCTATCTTGTATTCCCCATCCATAGGACAGCGAAGGGTTAAGTGTTCTCCTGCTTTAATTAAACTATTAACAGCAAGTTCTCCTGCAAATTCTGCTTGTGATTCTTTTACTTCTATCTGCCACTCGTCATGTATGTTAGCAACAAACTTGTAATCTATAGCATTTAGTTTTAATAAATCTTCTAGTATAACTAAGCCTTGTTTCATTAAGATAGCTCCTCCTCCTTGTAGTAAAGTATTTAAAGCAGCGTGTTTGTGCCTGAGAAATATCTTACGACCATCTAATCCTTTGAGATAACCTTTAGTTGCTGCTCTTTCAACCCGTCCTTTAAGAGCTTTAAATGATGGGTTACCACTAAGAAAACGTTCTCGCAATCTTCTACCTTCCTCTCTATTTCCACCAACAACGTTTCCAATTTTTTCATCTCCTGCTCCGTATATAAGTGCATAGATAAAAGTTTTTGCCTGGTCTCTTGATTTAAGCCCAGCAAGGTTTTGGTTAACTGTGTGAATGTCTCCAGTAAGGATTTCATTTATATACTCCTCGTCAGCCATGTAGTGTGCCAACATTCTTAATTCTAATTGACTTGCATCTACACCCACAAGTTTGTACCCAACAGGTACTATCCAACAAGACCTACACTCTTTACCAAAGGGACTATAGACTGCGGGGACTTGAGCCATGTTTGGATTTCTATGAGCCATCCGGCCTGTAATAGCACCAGTAGATAAAACAGAGCCATGTACTCGGTTGTCTTTAGCAGCAGCATCTATCCACGATTCAACTTGGGCTGCTCTTTTTTGTAAGAGTAAAAACTCTGCTATAAGTTGAGCTTCTGGTATGTGTTTAATTTTCTTAAGAGTTCCTTCATCAACAATAGCTTGACCAGTTGCTGTAAACCTATTGGGTTTCCAACCAAAATCTTTTAAGTATTCTCCTATCTGTTGTCGAGAACCTAAATTAAATTCTTTTAATTCTTTACGCATGAAGGGTGTCATGTTGCCTGTCTTTGTTAGGTCTGCGTATTCGTATGAACTTAGACCAGACTTAGATAAAGCCCCATCTTTTTTAAACTTAGGAACAACTTGTTTTATGTCTACCCATTTAGGTTTAAATGTTTCATGTACTTCTTTCTCAACTTCAGCTTTTCTTTTATTTAAAGAACTTAAAAGAAACATAGCTGCTTGTTCGTCAAAAAGAAATCCGTTGTCAGTTTGTTGCTGTAAAATTTGAGAGGTCTTGTGTTCTAAGTTAACACACTCTTTAGAAAATCCAGGGCTTTCTTTTCTTAGATGTTCTAATACTTTTTTGTTTACTCTTACATCTTGAATGCAATAGGTTAACATTTCTTTACTAAAAGAATCGAACTTAGGTTGTTCTCCTTTCGCACATTTTAAAAACCAACCCCACTTTTCTAAGCTATGCCCTCCCTCTCTCGTTGGGTGGAAGAGTCTTGACAGGGTCAAGGTATCAATGACTTCTGCACACGCAGATAAATCCACCCCCGAAAGTTTTTTAATAACAGGTATATCAAAGCCTATAATATTATGTCCTATAAGTTTATCCGCCTTAGACAGAAACTCAATGCCTTTGTCTATCTCTCCGGGGTCAAAGGAATAAACATTATCGTCTTGGTCAATCGCAACGATGCACCAAATTTCTGTCGCAGCAGGTATCTTAACCTCTACATTTTTCTTAAGGTCTGTATCATAAACCTTTTGTTTAGAATCAAACAGTAGTCCGTTTGTTTCTATATCAAATACTAATTCCATATGTCCATCCTAAAAAGGCATTAAAGTTTCTGTATCTTCATGCATTAATTCAGCATCTGTATACTCAGTTAAACGACCAGAGTCTGTATCATACACTAAAGAAGTAGCTAACCCAACGTCTCCTGTATACCTAGATTTAAGCACACGAAGTTTCGTGGTCCTAGATTCTAAATCATCATCAGCTTGTTGGTTTCTTTCTAAAGCTATAACACAATCAGATAACTGGCCTATACTATTAGAACCACGAAGGTGAGAGAGACTAACTTCAACTCCATTCTCGTGTCCTTTGTTGCCATCAACACGCCTTAGATGAGAGACGAGTATAAGCCCGGCCCCCGTTTCTTCTACTAAGCTGCGAAGCCTGGTCATAATATTATCAATAGCTCTACGCTCATCTCCTTCTGCTATCTGACTGACAAGCATATGAAGATGGTCTACGATTACCCACTTGCAATCACAACCAACGATAAGATATCTAAGCTTTGCAAAGATGTCATCAATTTCATTAGTACCAAAGTGAGCATGAATAAATACTTTGTCTTCATCAAACATTGTCTTGTACATATCAATCAAAGTATCTTCACTAAACTTATCTCTCTCTTGGTCTACATACAGCCTAGCGTTAGCTTCAATAGACAGTATTCCATCTACAGTTCTACGCCAATCTTCCTCAAGAGCTATGATACCTACGTTATCTTCTGTGTTTTTAACAAGCCAATGCTCTAACTCTCTGGTTACACTAGACTTACCTAGCCCTGTACCACCTGTTAAAGTTACTAACTCTCCTTGTCTCATACCATAAAGCTTATCATTCAATCCTTTCCAAGGATAAGGTATGCTTTCTTTTCTTTTTCTATCTAAAAAGTCTGCTTGTTTTTCTGATACACGAATGATTCCACTAGGGGTATAGACTTTAGCATCCCACCATGAGGAGGTAAATTCTTTGTAGCTTTTTTTAATAAGCATATCGTTAGCATCTTTGTATCCATTAGGAAGAGTAACAACCTTTGCCTTACCAGGTTTTAGAATCATTGCAACTTTCATTGCAGCTTCCATCCCGGCCTTGTCTTTATCAAAACACAAGACAACATTGTCAAAGCTTTCTACATACTCAAGGTTTTCCTTGATGTCTTTAACGGCTGATGCTGCCCCTCTAATAATAGAAACGACTGCCCACTTACTACCCAGAAGTTCATAGGCTGCCATTGCATCACACTCACCTTCTACAATGGTGAGATACTTACCTCCTTCTTTGAATAGCTGTTGTCCAAACAAACCAACACCATTAGGTGAGACATCAAAAGAAAACTTCTTGTCTCTAATATATCTAATCTTGTTTGCTGTAAGCTCGTTGTTAATATACATAGGGTAGATGTGTTGAGCTAACTGCCCTGCTGAATCATAAACAACTTTAACACCATACTTTTCTGCTGTTTCTTTTGCTATGCTTCTATCGGTAAGTTTTGCATACACCCCACCATGTGCGTTTAATTCTCTGACTGCATCTTGCATTCTATTATCTCCTTGATTTGATTTGAAGTCTGGTTGTTTATCAAACCGAGGAAAGAACTCATTGCAACTAAAACATTTAGCAGAGCCATCTTCGTTTTGAGAGACAGCATCGCTACTCTCACAAGATGGACAAGGTAAATGAAACTTAATAAATTTTAAATTGTTTTCCATGTTTGACCCGAAAAAAAGCTAGGCACAGAATTTAATCTGTGTCCTAGCATGGTTAAAGTTAAGAAGATTTAACGTCTTCTTCTGGTTCTAGCTCTGGTTCTGGTTCTGTTGGTTCTACCACTATTTCGGGTAATTCTTTTAACATTGTAGCCAAGCCATTTTCATAAGTGTTCACAAGTATTTGTGAGCCTTCTGCATTTAATCTATGATGATTAGCTTTAGCAACCATAATGTTGGCTGCTAATTTTTTATCTTCATCATCAATAAGTTCCATGTCGTATACTTTATCTTCTATAGTAATCAACATTAAAACTCCTCGCCACCTTCGATAGCTTCAAACTCTGCCCCGTCTCCGGATTTGTATTGAATTAAATCAAGTACTTGCATTGCTTGGAAGTCCAGGCCCTTGAAGTCTCCATATTTATTAGATACTTCCCACTCGTTATATTGAATCTTAACTCGTGAACCATTACCAACTTGCTCATTTATTGGGAGCTTGTTAGTGTCAAGAAGTAAGGGTGCTTTGCGAACCATTCCATTTGGTCCATTTACCTTACGCTTGATGTTAATAGAACGACCAACGATTTCATCCTGGACTGTTAAAGTTTTAACTTTAAAGCCACGGCTTTCAAAATCATTCGCCACCTCATCACTGATTACTAAGTCTACTGTATACACAGGTTCGAACTTAGTGTTCGGTGTTGTTACGTTAGCCCAGTAGGCTACTCCTTCTTGTATTGCCATATTAAATACTCCTATATTGACATTGTTGTTATACAATTTTAAATTATGTTGACCGATAAGTCAACTCCTATTCTTTAATCTCTCTTAAGATTTCTTCTAAAGTTATAGAAGGGTTATCAAAGAGAGTTATTAAAAACTTTTCGCCTTGCTTAAGAACTTCATACGAAACTTTGTTAGCATAAAATTCTTGATAATTATTAGCAACGTACTGTTCAAACTTAGCCATAAGTTTCTTATCTAATACTAGTACATTGCTAGGTAGTTCTGTGTTCATTGTGTCTCCTTTTTTATTTGTTGTCCAACCTACAACCTTACCATCTAACATTTTATTATATAGATAGTTCATTAATCAGTCTCCTGGTTTTCTATAAGGCTATGTGTTCCTGTTAAAACTCCTAGTCCTTCGTTGATACTAGGCAGCTTGGGATTTAGTTGTGAATCTAAATCTTGTAAGATACTATTAATAGCATAGGTAGTTTCTTCCATAGATGCTAATCTATTTGATACATCAACCAAAGAATTGTGGTAGCTTTCTTTAGTCTGGCCCATTAAATTAATTCTTTCTTTTACATCCTGGAACTCTTCGCTTAGAGACAAAAAAGATTTGTTTAACCTGTTAAGTCCTGCTTGATTCTCAGCTATGCCACCGGCTACTGTATTAACAATGGTGTACACAGATATAAAAGCTGTGACCATTACGATACTAAATATTATTTTAAATTTCATTTAGTACCAGACCTGTAATAATTGTTAGGGTATACACCATCATCTTCAATGTTTAACAAACTTTTAATGTTCCTAAACATATCATCTATCTTATGAAGTTCTGCGACTGACATACTACCATACTCAAACATACTACTTATGCCCCATTTCATATCGTTACAACAACCAAGAATTAAATCAACATCTCTTTGTTCAACTTTAATCGTTACCATTTTTTTCTTTATCATTTTCCTTGACCTCTATATTTTTTATAGTTAGCTTTCTGATTCTTGTTCATGGTTGAGGTGCTAACGTTACCTCCACCTTGTCTTGTTCTTTTACCCCTGCCTTGTGTAGCAGAGATGTGTCCTTTAATTATTCTAGCTTTTGCCATAAGTTACCTCATCTTTCTTACGCTTGTCTGCAAATTCTTTAACAGTTCTACCACTAGCAAACCTGGTTAACCAATAGTCCTCGTCTTTAGTCTTGTGCCGATACAAAGATGTAGGAAGTTTGTCAAGTTTTTCTTCACTCATTCGTTCCTTACCTGCTAAAATTTCATTAAGATACTGTGTCATGTTTTAACTCCTAAAGTTTTATGAACTCTATCTTCAAACAAACTAACATGCTTTAAGACTTCGTCTTGTTCTCGGTGTGTTAAGTTTTTAAAGAACCCAGGAATATAATCCGTGGGTTTATCAAACAGTTTCTTTAAGTGTTCCGATACACTATGCTTTGCTAAAGTCTTAGCTGTTACTTTATTATTGTTATGGGTAATCATATTAAGATTGTACCACATCATTTTCTAAAGTGTCCACTCTGCTTGTTAAGTCCTCTGTATCGTACTTTAAATCTTGTACAACACAATCAGCAATACCAACTGTGCTTTTTAAATCAGAAATTTCGTAGTTTAAATTGTCAACTTTAGATTCTAACTCATCTATTTTTTCTGATAAGTCTTGAATGATATCGTCAAACTTATCTTCTAGTTTTTCTAAGTCTGTTAGTTTTATGTCGTACATTATTTTACTCCTACGATTAAATCGTTTTCAATTTTAACTTCGGCAAAGAACTCACGAGTTCCCGTACCTCTTGGGTCCTGGGGTCTGTTACAACCTATAATTTTACCATCACTTTTATATTCTTCACCGAACATAGAAGTCTCTGTGTATTTCAAAGGTTCACCTATGTGTTCCTTCATTTGTTTTTTACTCTCGTAATTTAATATCATCATATCATTTCTCCTATATTATTAATTAAAGTGTCAATGTTTTTAGGGACATTGAACAACCCTTCCCACCTTTACTTTTGTGGTTCAACAATACTTAATTTATTTTGGGTACTGC